TTGTTATAAATATATTATTTCCTTCACCATCATAGTCATACTTTCTCTCTGTTTTTACAGGAGCTGCTACAACTTTTTCAGCTTTTGCAGGTTTTGCTATTACACCAACAGGAAGTTCTAGTCCTATAAGGGTAGAATACTTCTGCTCATGAGTGTTTGTAACTCCTGGTGTGGGTTTTGTAATCTTTGTAGAAAGTGGTGTATCTTCTACACTCCTTGCAGAACCATTAGGATATTTAGAAGAAAGAAGGTAGGTTTGGTAGTTAGTCCAATCGTTACTAACTAGCACTCCATCCTTCATGTAATATTCTGTGAAGGGTTTGCTGAAGTTTTCAGCAGCAAGAGATTTATTGTTTACGTTATGGAATGCATTTTGCAAAGCTTCCATAATCTCATCTTTCTTATCTGCTATCTCAGGAATAGAATATGTTTTTCCAGATAGAGAAATAGAAGTTCCATCATCAGATATGTTTATTTGATTAGAGCCAATCTCTGTTTTTCCTTTTCTCCAATATAAAACATTCTGTAAAAATCTAGACAGTTTCTTGTTTATAATAACTCTTTTTCCAGCTTTGGATTGATCGTTTATCTCTGTAGCTATTTGTTTAATAGCTTCATAAATTCCTTCCGCTTGTTGTTTTGTAAACTTTCTATTGTTTAAAAACTCAACATTATCGTTATGGACAAGCATAGGTCTGCCATTAGGAACATTGATTTGTCCTGTATGGTGAGCTACAACTCCTGCTGTAGGAATTTGAATTAATGTTTGATCTTTAGCAAGTATTTGTTTTTCATTCTTTTCATCAATAAGAACACCTGCTAAATGATTGTCTGTTTCACCCATTTTAGCAATACCTCTAGACACTTGGAACCCATAAGGTGTTGGAGATACACTTGGATCTATTTCAAATATTTTTGCTCTTTGTATTTTCCAAGCAGCAGCATATGCTTCAGCTTCTTCCTTTTGATCTTTTCTATATCTTGGAATAGGTTTATCGTTTGCATCCTTTATGTTATAATAAAGACTTGTTGTACGCATTGTTTGGAAAATAACATCACTTACATTTTCCACTTGTACACCCACCTCACCTATTTGTTTTCCTTCCTTATCTACAAAGAATAATTTATCACCCACTTGTTCAACAAACACTTGAGCAACAAATCCATCATCAATATCATTTAAATCAGGAATTTCAGAAAGAGATTTACCATATGATATTTCTATAAGTCCTTTTAAACCATAAGCTTCTGCAAGTTTAGAAGTGATGAGGATAGCTCTCATGTTCTTTCTATTAGCCATTCCTCCTACATTATTTAAGAACTCTCTTTGGTTCCTAATATGTATTGCTGCTTGTTTTGCATCTAATACCTCTCCATTCTCATCAATGTATGTTCCTTCAGCTTCAGACACTGATGTTCCAGATGGAAACAATATGCTTGCGGAAGGAATCTTTCCCTCAGGTGCAACTTTGTCATTAGCAGGGTTGTTTGTTCCTACAGTGCCAGAATTAAGAACTAGTTCATCTTGTTGTTTTGTTATGTCTTCTTTGTTCTTTTTTAATTGTTCAGCTTCTCTTGCCTGTCTATCTCTCTTCTCAAACATTTCTTTTGTCACCCTGTTAAACTCTTTCTCTACATCATCTATAAGAGATTGATTATCAAGAGAGTTAACCCATCCCACCTTATCAAGTTTCTTTTCTCCTAGGTCTTTAACCACTTCTTTAAGCTGTGCACTTGCTTCACTATACTTATCATCACCTAACACTGTATCAATAGCTTTGTCTAATATATCAGCTATTTGTTGAGAAGTGTTGTTTGTATCAGATATTGTATATTTTTCAAATTCCTCAGGAGTCATGAATGAGGTTTTGCCATTTGGCAATCTCACTTCAAGTTCTCCTCCAAGAGTTTGTGATAATACAGTGATCTTTGGAGCAAGTTGTAATTGAGTTCCTTCTTTTCTAAATGGTTCAGCTAAAGAATATTCTTTTCCTATTTGCAGCTTCTTAGTAGGCTTCTCTTCATTATCTTGAGCAACTGTTACAGGAACTTCTTTTGTTTCACCAAACTCAAAATCCTGTACTGATTCATATCTAGAAGGATTAGCTTTAATATCATTGTATTCTTCAATAAATAATTTTCTTCTTAATGCAAGTTCTACAACATCTGTAAGATTAGATTTTAATTCGTCTTTTACATCTGATGTAGTGTCAAGAGAATTTATTTCATTTAATGCAGCAGCAGTAGCTTGTGTATTTGGTTTATTATCTTTAATTATACTTTCTAAGATATCTGATGTAACTACACCTCCCTGTGCTAGAGAAGCATTCACTTGAGGAATACGAACATCATAATCAGCTATTTTACTAACTGCATAAACCATCTTATCTATAACATTATCAGAATAAACTCTAGCACCTTTAGCATCAACTACTCCTGAATATTTATCATTAATTATTGAATAAGATTGATCAATATTTTTTGCAATAGTCTTTAGATTATTTATTCTTTTTAAAAAATCTTCTCTTGTTCCATTCTCTTTAACAATTCCATCTGTGCGAAGTTGTTCAAACCCTTCTTCGTTCATTGCTTGATTTTCGTAATACGATAACTCTTGTATTACAGAATCAACCTTACCATACTTTGCTCTAGGCATAACATATGCAAGAGTAAAATCATTTTCATAATCTTTCTCAGAAAGTGTATCATCATTTGCAATTGCTTGTTGTCTTCTTTTTTGAGAACCAATAGCAATTCCTAAAAAGTTAGATCCATCTTGTAAAACCTTAGCTATATTTGTTTGGTTTAAAGCATCAATTGCACTTTTTGTATTAACTGCTTTAGTACCACCTGTTCCAAAAAGACCTTGTTCTTTTATTGTTCCTTTTACCTGCATTATCCCACCAGAAAGACCACCTATCAAAATACTCTCTAACCCTTCCTTGGTAGATAATGTAACATCAATACCCTCTCCAAGAACATTTCCCATTGCTCCATTTAAATTTCCAAGGAAATCATCAACGTCTGATTTATTCTCATAGGCTCTTGTAAAATAATCACCAACACCAGTTTGAATAGCATTTTGCATACCCTCTTCAAATGCTTCACTTTTAGCAAATAAAACTTTAGAAACTCCTTTTGTGTTTTGTAAAATTCTACCAAATTTTGTTGAAGGAAGAACAGCCTTAAATTCTTTTCCAATACCAGATTGAGTAATATCATTAATCAATGCTTTCTCAGCTTTTCTAGAAGATCCTAATATTTTTGGAAGACTAATGTAGTTAGTACCTGTTAGTAACAAGGTGTTAAACCCCCATGTGTACATACCAATTTTATCTGTATAATCGTTAATTTCTTCCAGATCTTTCCCTATTGGTCGAAACCCTGTTTTATCAATATAATCTTGAATAGCTTTATCTCTAAATTGATTCATTCTTTGAAGACCCTCTATTGAAGCTTCTCCAAATGTACCCATTGCAGAAGTTAGAATTCTATCAGAATCTTTAAGTATTGATGCTATTGGTTGTTTTACATATTTTTGTGCAATAGAATTTAATGCATTAGAAAATGCAGCACCTTTTTGAAGATTTGGAACATTTATCATTGCTTGCTCAACTGCTGTAGCAGTCTCTAACCCTTTTCCTGCTTTTACAAGAGCATTTGTTAAACCAATTCCTTTAAATAAAGAGCTCCATGCCATACCTCCACCAATAGCACCAGCAGCAAAACCAAGATTTTTTAAAACCTTGTCTGACCAAAAGTTTGCAGTAAGTATGTTGTCTGAGGAATACCAATCAGCATTTTGTTCTGCTTTTGTATAATAGTTTGGAGCAATATCTTCAAGATTTCTAGATATACTATCCATTGATCTTGTTATATCATTATCTATTAATGATGCAAAACGTTGATTTTTAATTGCTGAACCTATTCCATAAACCAATCCTGCTGTACCAGAAATAAGAGTGGTAGCAGCTATACCAACTAATTTACCTGTAGCATTTGTCCATTTTTCTAAAGAAGATTGTTGTTGGGCAGCCATCTCTTCAAAATCCGTAAATGGTCTAGTTTCTTTATATCTACTTCCTCCTGTATAAAAAGAGGATAGTGGAATATTTGGAGCACCACTAACTTTTGTAGAAGAAAGCATGCCATTAAACATATCATTAATTGAAGATTTTCCAGGAAGAGGGTCTCCTGTTGAAACATCTGCAACTATTGGAGTTCTTGGAAAGCCCTGAATAGTACCTCCTAAATTAACTACTTTTTTTTCTGGCATTATTTTTCATTTAGAATTTGTTGAGCAAAAGTTGGACTTACTCTTTGTAATGAAATAGCTAATTTATATAAATCATCAGATCCTGGAAGCTGTCTAACATTTTCTGTTCTACCATCTGAGACATATAAGTAAGGATAGTATATACCATTATTATATGTAATATTTGCTTTAACATCATATGGAGAATTTTCCATTGAAGGAAAAAAAGATCTATCATATTGTACATCACCATTTATATATGTAGAAATTTCTTTAGGACTACCATCAGAAGTTTGTCCTCCTTTTACATTTATCTTATTTCTTAATATACCAATCTCTTTTGGTTCATATATTTTATTTACATCTATTCCTAGCTTAAGTGCTTCATCAGGTTGTATTGTCATAGCTCCTGCTCTTTTACCGCTTTTATTATAAGAAATAACTTCAATTTGTGGTTCTCCCCCTTTATCCATATAGACATTTGTAGAAATACTCATACCTGTAATATCTCCACTAATAGATGTTGCAAAGTCACCAAAGTCTCTAGAAAGATTTATTGTTTGTCCACCTTTATAAGCTCCTGCATATCCTCTTAATTTAAATATAGTATTTTTATCAGCTGTAGCATCACCAGTTAACATCTCTGTTTTTTTATTACCTCTTATACCGTACACTTCTTTGATGATATCAGCTTTTTTATTTAGTCCTGTTTCATACTCTTCATCGAGTAACTTATTATAAGTTCCAGCAACTTGATTAACAAGACCAGATATATTTTTATAATCATCGTAGCGAATATCATGAGCAATACTTTTTGCTGCTCTAGTTATAAATGTACCCCACCCTGCCTCAAGATTACCTTTAAACATTGATTTTGTAGTGTGTTCGTTTAATACATTATTTGCAAGATTACCAAGACCTGCTGCTTCTAATCTTTTAAATGCTTCTTTGGATGCATTTCTTGCAGCAGCTCCTTCTAAAAATCCCAATGAAGTTCTTTCTCCTCTAAGATAAATTGCCATATCAAAGACTTGTCTTTTATTAAGTTTTAAATCTTTTCCTTCAAAGTTAATAACTTGTTCATTTGGAATATCTTTTGTAATATTAGCATCATCTGCCATTGCTCCTACTTCATTTCTATAACGAGTATCTATCTTTTTCTTAACAGCAGACATACCATCAAAGTTTGTTCTAGCATTTGAATATGCTGCATATGCATCTTTAAGTCCAGGAAGTTTATCACGTTCCTTTTGACTTAACTTATTGTATTGCTTAACGCCATAATTCCCCCATCCTGTTATAAATTCTTCTTCTGTTTGTCCATTAGCTTTAGCGTTATTAGAAATTATATTTGAGATTGCTTGCGATCTAGACATACCTTTTGCCATCATGTCTGTTAACTTTTGTTCATTTCCTTGACCTCCAGAATATGAAGTGGCCCATAGAAATTCTCCTGCAGATGCTTTGAAATTTGATGCAGCTTCTTCATAATCTGATTCCACTTTATATATAACATCGTATGCAGCAGCTTGATTTCCTTGAGTCCAGTTATTTGCTCCTAAACCAGCGTCATCCTTTTTATCATCAATTTCTTTTTGCTTTTGATCATATTCTTTCTGTTTCCAACGCATAGCATCAGCATGTTCAATTTTATTTTGACGTAATGTTTGTGCAAATCTAGACTGTTCATTTGCTTCTTCTAACATTCTGAAGTTAGCATTCCATCCTGGATTATCCATTTGTTGCTCTTTACTCTTCATCCAACCAAACATAGTTGTATATCGAGAATTAACATCATCTTTATAAAGTTGACCTCTTACAGCATCAGGATTTTCTATTGCTAAACTAGCATATTCATCATATACTGCATTAGCATTAGTTTTTGCAAGTGTTATATTGTCAATATTTACTTTAACATCTTTTCCAAGATTTTTTTGAATATTAAGTTTTTTTAATTCATCATCATATGCATTTATTAAACTAGTTTTTTGAGACAGAACTTTTTGACTAAGAGCATTTCCATCTAATCCTCTATATGTATACTGTCCAGATATAGACAATTGTTGACCCACCCTTGGATCAGAAAAAATCTGATTTAATGTTTCTTTAACTTTTTGTGGAAAAATTCCTTCTTTTTCCATTCTAACCATTACAGGAGAATATATTGGTTGACCATTAACATCTTTTTTTGGATTACCATTTGCATCAGTAATATAAACTTCATCAAAAGAAAATCCATCAGGCTTTACAGCATCAAATGTTTCTTTTGCAAATTTGAATACATCAAAATTAGAAATATATTTTCCAGAAAACGTAACAGGATTACCTTCAGCATCTTTAATGTCTGTAGAGTTTAAATAAGAAGAAATTTGTTTATCATAATGGTATTCGTTATCTGGAGTGAGTGTGCCTTTCTTTTTATCAGCACTCATGTCAGAAACTTGTTTTTTATGATTTGCTGTAGATGAAACAGCAGCTTGAACATATTTATCATTACCAACTTGTTTAACCATCCCTCCAACAGAATTAACCAATTGAAAATTAGAAAAATCACCAGCAGCTACAGTGGTAAGATTACCTCCTAATTCATTAAGTTTAGATTGAAGATAGGCTTTATCCACACCTCTCATAACTTCCAATCCAGCCACTTGATCAATCTGTCCTTGAATTTTTTGCACACCTTTGTCGTACTGATCTTGTTTGATCATACCCACCTTTACCATTTCTTCAACAGGGAGCTGTTGAATATATGGATTAAACTGCATTGGTTTATCTGTAAAACTTGCCATAGTATATTAAGTTAGCAAATGTAATTAAAAATATTAATATTACCAAACACTATAATTATATTTAGTAATTTATTATAATTGAATTGGTTAGAGATTTTTGATTGCTTTAACAATAGATCCGTTTCTTGCTTTTATTTTAGCTCCATATTTTCCACTCGCATCATCTTTTACACTATGTGTACCAATGATATCACCACTTGCATCATATGAAAAAGCTTTTCCAGGAGCAAGACTACCTTTACCAAAACCACTTGTATTAGGATTACCATACGGATTGAATTGAGCTATTCCATTCATATTTACCAATCTTCCTTGAGAATCATATCTATAGTTATATAGATTTTCCATTGTTTTTAGCTTTCTGTTTTCTAATTTATTCTGAGCTGTTTTAGCAGAAATTGAATTAAGGGCATTTCGAATGTTTTCTTTAGTTGTAGAATTAGCTGTTTCTTGTCTAACATATTGATTATCAAGAATTCCCATATTTTTTAATTGAGCATCATTTAATGTAGCTCTGTTTTTATCATACACTCCAGCTTTCATAGCTTGATTAGCTCTAAATTGTTCTGCTAAAACTTTAGACTTATTTTGTGATGCAGCTCCAAATATTGCAGCAGCAGCAGCAGGATTATCAATAGCCATTCTTTCTGCAGCTCTTGCCTGAGCAGTGATTTCATTTAATTGATCTTGATAGGATATATCATAAACATTATCTAATTCAGGATTATATTTTTGTGCAAATACAGAAGAAGGTCTATCTCCCATAGCAGACATTTCTCCTAACAATTGACTAGGATCAAGTTCTTCTGCATCACTAGGTCTAAGATAGTTTAATGCTTGATTAACATACATCTGCCAAGGGAAAATAGGTTTTGTTTCTTTTTCTTTTAATTGGGGTAAAGATATTGTTGGTGTCATTCTTGGACTTAGTGGTGGAACTGCAGGAGTAATAATCGGGTTAACAACAGGTGCAGGTACATTATTAACACTTGCTATGTATTGCTTTATTCGATCTCCCATTATATTATCCTGTGTTCCTAATATTTCTTTTTGTGTCATTTTAGAAAAATCAGTGAATTTTTGTCTTTTTCCTAAATTACTCATAGGACTAGCTTTAATTATAGCTTCAGCTTTCTCTGGAAAATACTTATGGAATGTATCCTTAAGCTTTTTAATATCAGATGGTTTGTTTGTTTTTTTTGCTATAGCATATAATTTATTTATTTCATTCACACGATCATCGTTTGGAGATGTAGCAGTGGATGTAGGAACTGCTGTTGTTTGTTGTTGTTCTTGTCGTAACCTTTGTTGATAATCTTCTTTTGTCATTAGTTCCGCTTCTGGAGTATGTATCCTTCGCCCTGGTTGTGCTATTGGTATAGATTTTCCAAATTTAGCTTGTTGTTCTTTCATAGCTTCTTTATCTATTGTAAATTTACCTTTAGCAAGATCTGCTGCCACTAGTCCATTTTCTTCTGATAGTTCATTAATAGAACTTTGAATATTTGCTGCTATATTTTTATATTCAGAATATTGTTTAAGATTATTTGTAGCTCCATTTATATTTTCTTTATAAGAATTAAATGTTAGCTGATCCATTGGTGTATTTACTTCTAATTCATTAATTAGTTCTGTATTTTTATTTAATATTTTAGTTTGTTTATTTTCTTTTTTAGTTAAATCTGAAACATAGTTTTTAAACTTTTTACCTTTTGCATCTTTATCTCCAAGCATAGATAGTGCATAATTAGGAATATATAAATCACCATACACTATCAAATTCTTTTCACCTGTTTCAGGATCTGTCATTTCTTGAGCAGGCTCACCTCTTTCCACTTCAACTTGAGCATCAGCTTGTTCTGTACCATATTCTGCATAATCTGTATAACTATCAGGTTCTCCTTTTCCATAGGTTACACCTATTCCTGTATGTCCATTACCATCTCCTTCTGTATGTGAGTTACCTCTAAACATTACAGTGGATCCTTCATCATAAGGATTATTAGAAACAGTTTCAACATCTCCACCCCATGTAGTTTTTAATTGTCCATTTAAAGCACTTGTTTGTCCACCATCTTTCATAAACTGTTTTCCTGTAAACATTGCTCTTTCACTAGGAGGTGTATATTCTTTTAAATGTCCACCAGCACGTAACATATCAGCATCCTTAGGAGGTGCTAATAATTGATTCATAGAATATTCACCAAACTTAGCAATTATTTGTGGGTTGTATTCTGGATTCATATATCCACCTTCTTCATAGTTAGAAATATCACCACCATTTTTTATATATCCAGTAGATTGTAAATTTCTTCTTACATCACCACCAACACTACTCCACATATTATTTTTTGTATTTTCAATTGCTTTTTTCTTTAATTGTGGCTCTACGTCAAGCATTCCTCCAAGAACTCCTCCTGCAAGTTGTCCAACAGGACCAAAAATACCACCAATAGAACTACCAATATCACCACCTGCATTTCCTCCAAAATCTCCTCCACCCATCTTACTACCAATTGAACCACCATAAGGAGCTAAAAGAGACATAACACCACCACCTTTACCACCAACACCACCTGATCCTTTAGGAAAAAGAGTATCCATAAAACCACTAAATCCTCCCTGTGCTTTTGGAACAAATCCACCAGCTCTATATTGTTTAACTATATCAGAATCACTTAAAGGTTCATATCCAAGATCATCATATAATGTATTAGGAGCATATGTGTTTTGTATTTCTGCTCCATATTGAGCAGTTAAAGGATTTGTACCAACACCATATGTAGGAAACATTTGATCTGGAGATATTATATTATCTTCTGGTCTTACGTAGTTTCTTGTAATAGGTTGTACTTGCATATTGTTTGCTTGTGACATAAGACCTGAAAGTTTTTCAGTTCTTTGTGCATCTCTCCTTTCCCACTTTTCTTGTTTAAGAGCTTTAAATCCTTTAACTATACCACCTATTATAGGAATACTACTTAAAAGACCCTTACCAACTTTTTGACCTCTTTCATATTTATAATTACCATTTGCATTACCACTTGGTCTTGTAGCAGCATCAAATATATTATTACCATCCTCATCTAATTCTCCATGCCATGTTCCTAAAGGATCAGGTGGTCCATTTTGTGCTTTAGGAACCTGTATTCCATGTTTTCCTTTACCAAACATACCCATAATTTGTTCCATTTGATCAGGAGACATTCCTTGACCACCACCTTCACCACCACCTTGACCAGCAGCAGCTTGTTGTGCTTCTAGCATTTGTTGTTGATAGGCCTCTTGCTGTCTCATATAATCATTTTTGCCTGTAAGGTTAAGATCCATATCATCATATGTTTCTCTAGCATTAATAGGAGATAAATTATTAGAAACACCTCCACCTGTATAACTACCTACTGGAGACATGGCAACACCTAATTGTGCTTTTTTAAAAGCTTTACCATGTTTAGCCATGAATGATTTCTCATCAGGAAATAACTTGTAAAAATCTTTATCAGATTTAACACCAGCAATCTTTAAAATTTCTGCTTTCATATTAATTGTATTTATTCAACCATCCGCCTGGTTGTGGTTTATTATAATTTGTAAAGTTAAGTAAATCATCTAGGTTTTGCAAACCTTTTTGTTCTTGTCTTACACCATTCTTTGCTACAGGATATTCTTTCACTTTCTTTCCTTTGAATTTATAATTCTTTCCAGGTAGCATATATTTTTGATCTCCTTCATCTGATATTCCTATTAGTGGTTGATCCACTCCTTCCATTGTAATATATGGACTATCTATCTCTACCACCTTTCCATGATTCTCTGGATTCCAATAACCCATATCATCTTTTATTACACCACCTTCTTCTTTTCTAGGAACTTCTTTATATCCTTTTCCTATTGGTTTAACTATCCAGTCATAACCACCTATATCATTTTTAACTTTACCTATTTTTTTAAAATCTAATCCTGTACCTAATACTTCTCTTTCAGCACTAATAGATGGAGATGACTTACCTAACCATGATGAAAAGCCACGTGCTTCTTCAGGTAATAAACTAAGAGCTTCTTCAGATAATTTAGTATATTGATTAGCTAAAAGATTATTACCCATTCTTTTAGCATACTTATTAGGAATGACTAGTCTATTATTAGCCCCACTACCATATCCTTCTATACCAACCCCAGCAGAAAAAGATGTAGGTCTATCTCCAAAGTTTAATCTACCATTTTCAAAAGTAGCTCCTAATGAATTATTATCAGGATTAAATCTTCTTGTTAATATAGTATTTTCTCCAACATTTAAATTATATTTATTAATAATATTATTTAAAGCTTGTTGTTTTTCTAAATTGACTGACACATCTCTTCCTGTAAATGGTCTACTGTTATGTTGATATTCAACTATTAAAGCTCTTTCAGCATCAGTAAGTTTACCACTACTAACAAGACTATTAAACATTTTTTGACTAGCTTCTTGACTAAGCCCAACAGCTTGACTTTTCCAGGCTTTAGGTATAAAACTGTTTCCAGTTGCTACTTCATTATATACTTTTTGTAAAGGTTTAAAAGCTCCTGTTTCACCAAGCATAAACATATTACCTACGTCACCTACTAACTCTAAAGCTTCAGAATTAGATTCATCATTAAATACATTAGTATTATCTGTAAAATTTGTTAATAAATTAACTCCAGCTTTACTTAATGTTTTAGTTGTTTCCCAAGGATGTAATAAAGCATTTCCAATAGAAGCACCTGAATTAATATATGTAGCAGGATTAATAATATTTACAGCATGATCTAAAATATTTTTTTCCCCTCTTTGAAAATTATCAGGAATATCTTGTCCTTTTATTGCATAAGATAAAGCAGTCATAGGATTACTAGCAATATTCCATGCTCTACTTAATATTCCTTCTTCAGGTCCAGCTTTTTTAATCGTGCCTTGATTTTGAAAAGCACTTTGAGTCATTTGTAAACGATTTAAAACTTCATTATCATTAAGGTTTGCTGCCCATGGATTATCTTTTTTAAAATCTGCAATAGTAGCTTGAGTTTGATTTATATTTTGAGTGGTAAACTTTCCTAATAATTCATTCTTTCTAGCTAAATCACTATTAGAATCATTAGCTATTGGAAAATTAAATTTAATATTTGGATTAATTGTATTTTCTACAGTAGTTTGAGGTATAGTAGCAGCATACTTTTTAATAGCTTGTACTTGTTTTTTTTCTTTACCTTGTTGTATCTTACTTTTACCATGAACTTTTAAACCACTTGATGTGTAAAAATATCCTTCAGGATTAGTATTAACATCATAAGGTTTATTAGGATCTTCTGTTACACCACCTCCACCTTGATATTTTTCTAACCATCCACCATTTTTATATGTTTTAGTAGGTTTCCAATATGGATATGTACCAGGATATTTATAGTAATGAGATTCATCCATCTTTTTCCAATATAAATCATCATATTCCTTTTGTAGTTTAGGTTCTATTTCTTTATGAGCTTCATATTCTATACTTCCTGGAATATCATATTCTTCTTCATATCCTTTTTTATTTGGATCAAGGAAATTTTTTATAATACGAGGAAATAGTTTAATTCCTCTTAATTGAAAATCTGTAGGACCTTTATCCAACCATTGTTTTCTATGTGCTAATTCTGCTATATATGCAACATCCAAAACACCTGGACTATCTCCTAAAGTTATATTTCCAGTAAAAGGATTAAAAGTAGGTCTATATTTACCAGCATTAGGAGAACCCTCAGGATATTCTGGATCAAAAAATCCAGGTTTATCATTTATACTAACGTAAGGACTACCATATTTTTGTCCTAATTCTAATAATGCTTCATATGCTTCAGGACCATGTACTTGAGCTAATTTTTTGTAAAACTCATTTGTACCTTTATCCTTACTGCCATGAATTGTAACTGGTTGAAGAGTTGATTTATTTCCCCAAAATGTATCACCTTCCATAGTACCAACTTGTCCTTTATCAAGCATATCTATATACTCTTGAGAATCTAATTTAATACATTTGCCATCTATATTAATATATCCTTTTGGACATTTTTGACCACCTTCTCTTGCAGGCATTAAAAAACCACCATTTTCTTTTTTAGGAGTATTCTCATAATAAGATTGTACACCATATGGAATACCATAAGATCTATTCTGAAGTTCCTTCATAAATTCAGATCCTGCCTTCTCATCAATAAAATTCTTATGAGTCATTCCATTAATATCTCCATCATAATATTCCACTCTATATGGTAGATTTTGTATAGTAGGTAGTTGAACATCAGGACGTTGTTGTCCAACTAGTACTGGTGTAAATGCTGTTCTATCTGACTTTATTAGTTTTTCTTTTTCTTCTTTATAAACATTATGTACTACTGGTTTTTTAAATTTTGGAAAATCATAACCCTCCCTATAAAATTTTTCTTTGCCAACAGGTCTTATTATTAAACCAGATTTTGGGCCTTTATATGGGTAATTAGCAGTGTAACCCGGTATATATTTTGTACCAGCTTCATCTTTATACGGCCAAGTATGCCACTTTTTGTCATTGTTTACTAGTAATTTATCATAGTCATTAGATGCTTTTTGCCATTGTTTACTAGTAAGATTTGTATTAAAAAGGTCACCAATTTTATTAAATTTGTTAAAATCCCTTTTAGCGTTATTATAAAGATTTAAACTATCAGATTCAGCAGCAAATGCTTTATTATATAATTCTTTATCTGTATAAACATATGTTCTAGTTTTTGGTTGTTGACGACCTTTCTGAGCTTTAGGAAGAAAACCACCATCTTGAGCACTAGGCATAGTCTTCTTAGCATACTTACCATTAGAAGGAGCAGGATCATTTGTACGTGCGTATGTAAATCCTACAGACCCAGGAAGAGAACCACCCATAGCAAATTTAAGACCTTTGTTTTGAACATATTTTTTTAATGCTTCTTGATTATTTAATAAATCAAGATCAGGTTGATTTACTCCTCCTCTTTGGTTAGGCATATCTTCAGAATAAAATTGTCCATTATAATTACGACCTATAACAGAATTAGCTGGTCCAAAAATATAATCATAATCTCCTTTTGGAAATCTTTGTTGAATAGTAGTAGGTAAGTTTATACTTTGATTTTGTAATTGTGTTATTTGTGGATTAAATGCTGTTCTATCTGATTTTAGTAGTTCTGCTTTTGTCACTTTCTTTTTTAAAGAAAATTCTGGTTTAGGTTTAGAAGTACCAACAGGTTTAGTGAATCCAAATGGTATAAATTCAGGATTACGCATACCATTATAATCTGTAATTGGAACAGGCTTCCCCATTTGTTTTTTATCTGGAAATTTTTTATTTAATTTACTTAATCTTACATAAGCAGCATTAGTTTCTGGAGTATCATAAATATCAGATAGTTGTTTAGTAGTAATGTTTGGATTTAATTTATATTGCTTTTGTGCAGTGATTCCCATATTATACAAAATAGCACTATCTTTTTCAGCTCTATTTAATTTTGAATTAATAACTATAGGACGAAGGGTTTTACTTTTTTGTGCTTGAGGAGTAGAAACACCTCCTTGTGCTTTTGGTAAAGCACCACCCTCTTCATAACGTAATCTATTTTGGGTATTATTCATAGGAGTGTCATCAAATTCATTATCACTAAGGAATAGTGTATTCCATCGTGTACCAGTTCCTATATGTGGACCATTAGTAGGATTTAATATATCATACTCTCTTCCTTTTTTAGGATTTCCTACAAATATTTTTTGAGCAGTTCTTTGTTTACTTTCAAGGTTTTCTAATTGTGCACTTAAACTTTTATAATCTTTATAAAAAGGATTTCTCTTATCATCTATAGGAATTTTAGAATTAGAATTATTATTTTTTCTGTAAAGGTCCATCATTTTATCATCAACACTTCTCTCTTGTTTGTACAAATTATTCAATGTATCAATATCATTAGTTGTATTAAAAAAAGCATTATTAACACCAGCTTCTCCTGTTTGACTATTCTTATTAGGATTAACTCCAAACCATTGTAAACCTTCTTTACCATCTGGAGAATTAGACATATCTCCATATCCTGGTCTAAAATTAAAATTACTTAGTCCTTTAAATTCATCACTAGCTGCTATGTCTCCAGAATAACAACTACCAAGATAACAGTTGTCATATGTTGTAGCTTGTAATTTTTTACCTAAATTACCAGCAGGACTGCCAAATAAATTACTCCCATGATGAGCCATAAAAGCTAATCTTGTTTTAGCATCTGAACCTCTAAGAATTTCATTTAATGTCTTTCCTCTATTAGTAGTAGTTACTCTATCATTCTTATCACTTTTATAAGTAGGGTATATTTCTATATCTTCTCCTGGTTGATTTTTAATTAAATAGTTTTTAAGATCTTGAGCCTCTTTAGTAAATTCATTATCCTTTATTGCATTCTCTCTTGTTGTTTTATTCATATTTAACTCAAACTGAGATGCTGTAATAGCTGGATTCTCTGTAAATATCCATGTCTTATGTGCTCCTGGTTTACAAGGTACTACTTTACCTGTTTTAGGATCATAACATATTTGAGGAGATGTTACACCACCTTCTTCAAATTGTCCACCCCATGCAGGAGAATAGTTTCTACCTTTGGTGTTATATCCCATTCCTACAAATCCTTCAGGTAGGGAAACAGAAACATCGTTATAGTTTTGTTGAACTATATCACCATTGCTATATTTTTCTAACCATTTATTCATTATAGATATGAAATTTGTGATGGGGCTGTAATAAATTGGCTAACAAGATGAGCATCACTTCTATTATCTAAAATATGACGTATCTTCAAATCTTTAGCTCTTAATGTATCTTTCTTAAATGATCTTTTTCCATAGTCCATATTTGATTGATTTACAATCTTGTCTATAGAAAGATTCTCACAACTTGTTAAAAATAAAGGAATTGATTTGTTTTTAACAAGACTCCAAAATGTATTGTATTTATAAAAATTATCAGTTTTTGTATAGGTGATTGTTTTACTATTAATATTATATGTAGGATATTTTAAATATTCCTTTAAATTATGCATAGGTTTTGGAACTAGTTCCAATATTCCTGTACTCTGTTGTCCATTATATAAAACAGCTTTATTAAACCATCTATCGTCTGTTTCTATTTTATCATTGTAATTAAACACACCATCAGGTTCTTTAAAATATTTATATGCTTTTGTGTAGTCTTTTACATTTTGTAAAATTTCATCATTGTATTGATATGAAAAAGGATATTCAATAATATAAGGATGTATATTTCCGTAAAAGGTGTTATATATTTCTACATTATTTAAATGTGTCCATAGACATGCTGTATGTGTTATTTTGAAATTTTTCTCTGTTAACTCATTAGTGTATATAACTCCTATAGGAAATGTTTTTGTTATTTTACATTTACCTGTAGATTTGATTATTATAACATTAACTGCACTATCTACATAATAACTTTTTCCAGATATTAAATCATTTAATAGGACATTTACATCTATAGTGTTTCCAAGATCATCAAATATATCAAACGGTCCTGATGAAGAGGAAGCTGAAGTAAATTTTATGGTGATAACTTTTAACATTATAAAACGATTGTTGTAGTGGTGGTGGTAGTGGTTACATTTGGTATTTCTTCTGCTTCTCCTTCTAAACCACAATCTTGTTGTATACCCTCTCCTTCTAAATCACAATCTTTAGCAATTGGAGCAATAGTTGTTGTGCTAGTTGTTGTTGTTGAAGAGGTTGATGTTGTTGTAGTGGTTGTAGGTTCTAATGGAACACCTCCAATAATAGCATCAAAATCAGAACAACAATCATTAAGTCCTGAATAGAAGAAATTATTCTCTGCTATATAAAAATTAGGAATATAACTATGGAAACTAGTCCATTTGTTAATATTTAAATTAAATGAAAGAGTCCATGATTTATTGCAAAAATATTTATCATCTGTTACATATACTATTTCACGAACAATTAAAGGTGGACGTGTTGTAGTATCAGTTGTAGTGATAGTAGGTGTTGTAGTGGTAGTGGTTGTAGTGATTGAATTCTGAGGATAGATTTTATTAATATAAAACTCTTGAGTGACAGAATCATATTTTACATCACTGTTTATAGGAATGTAGTCAATTTTAGTTATAATCACTCTATCATATTTGCTATCATATACACCATGTAAACCAAAACCATTAAAATGATTATCTGTATCCACTCCTTTTATTACAACTCTTTCTCCATTCACTATTGTTTGAACATCTGGAAAATATCTTAATATTTCAAATGCTAAATGATCTGTAAAAAATCTATTCATTCCTGAACCAGACATAGAAAGATCTGTCACTTGATTACCAGATATTAAAAACACTTGTCCTCTTTTAGCATCAATTGTAATCTGTCCTTGAGGAATTTTTAATAAAAATTTATTCTGACTTCCTACATATCCAAGATCTGTTTCTGCAAAATCAACAGGAGGAGAACTTTTAAACAATGTGTCATTTCCTATATACGCAGCTTGAGGATTGCTTGTATTAATTGTTAACATGGTGTTATAAAGAAGAGACTTGTTTTCAAATCTAGCTAACACTGCTCTATTTTGAATACCATCTAATGATGTAAGATTTCCATAATTTTGAGGAAAATCAAAAAATGATATAGCTCTATAAGTAAGCCATGTGTTTGATTTGTTTGTAGGATCGTTTTGTTGTCTATCTGAATAAACTGCTCTAAATGGATAGTTTGTAAAACAAAGTTGTGATTTCCAATCTACAGGAAGATGAGAGAAAAAGTTTTCTTTATTCTGTTTAGAATATGTTATATTATAATAATATGTATTGTCTTGAGCAATTGGAACAAAACTTTCTTGTACCCAATCATTAGGAATACTTTTAGTTACATGTGGCCAAAACTCTCCCTCTTTATTATTAAATGCTTGACGAAGATTTACATTATAAGAACTCTCTACATAGAAATTAGGAATACCATAAGCAAACAAATAGAAATACCCATCATAGAAATTTCTTCCAGGATTAACCACTCCACTTGTACTAGTTGTTTGTGAATTAGGACAATCAAAATTATGAGCTTTAAAAGCTATAAAATTAGTTAGAGTGAATGAAGATACATTTACAGGAGTTGCAAATTGTGATCTTGCAGAGTGCCAATATTTTGGATAGGCAACATTACCTATTTCATCATAAAATACATCTGAATCATCAGGAGCATTTACACGATTATCAATAAAGAATGGAAGCTTTGTTTTAAATGCAAATTTACAAATAAAAGTGTCTCCACCAAATATTGTAGATATTGTTGGTCCAGTGTATGATTCAATATTTTTTTGAAACCCTGTATCTAATGTTTCGTATGAATAGATTTGTCCCCACTGATTTACAATTGTATCTTTAATAGATGCATAATATGCAACTACTTTTATAGGTGTTTCTCTTTCAGGATTAAAACAATTTAATTTTTCACTAATTGTAAATCTTGATTCATCTGATATAAAACTTTGTAAACCATTTACTAAACTTGGTGTTTCATTAGGATAAGGTAATGCAGGTATTGGAGAAAGAGTTGTTCCAACATCTGTTTTTATATAAACAGAAGACTCTCTTTGAAAATTATTAATATTAAAGTCATCTCCAATAGATTGTACTCCAGGAATAAGGTATTGTGCATTTGTAATATTTCTTTGTTTTATACCAAGATTATTATTTATTACATCACTATATCCATAATTACCTATAGAATTAAATGAATATGCAAAGTTTATTCTATTTATACCATTTATCCAAATTTGTAAATAAGTTTGATATGCTGCAAAAAATACAGTAGCACTAAAAGGGGCAGGAGTTGCAGCCATATTACTAGAAGCTGTTACAGCATCTTGTTGAGCTTCTACACTAAGTAGTTTATATTGAGCTTCTTTTTTAACTTTTACAAAATCAGCACTTCCTGCTCCATACATTACATTTTCAAGTTTGAGAACATCTCCCAAGAAAGGTTGTCCAAAAGAAGTTTCTGGAGAATTAAATACTTGTCTATATCCTTTATCTGGATAATTAAATCCATCTAACGGTTTAGGTGAGCATATATCATATCCAACATATTTAATTATTTCAATAGTGGCGTCAGGAACACCAACATTATTAAACGTAGGTTTAACTAATGAATCTAAATACCAAGAAAGTCCTAAATCTGCACCACTAATAATATCAAACCTACTTATAAAAGTATCCTTGTTTGGATTAAGACATGATGTACATGCACCCTGTGTAGGATTGGCTAAACAATAAGCCACCCAAGTTAAATATCCAGAAGGTGGATTTCCATGAGGTAATGTCCAATCAGGAAATGTATACATAGGGTAGTATGCTGTATATGTTGTATTAGCTGTAATATTTGGAGGTGTCCATTTAAACCTTCCTCCTCTTGCAGTAACTTTGTAACGTACATAAGTGTTACAAACTATAAACGCATCTCCTGATATAATTTTAGGACTAGGATAGTCTAACGAACACTGTGTCACTGATGTATTAGCAGCTACTTGTAATTGTTCAACTTTTGATGTATCACAACTAATATATGTAATTACAGAATCTGTAAGAGTGGTGATGGTAAATGATCTACAAATATTTCCAACACCACTAGCATCTATAGAATTTTCTGTAAAAGAATTTGAAGTATTTAATATAAAAGGATCTGGTCTAACATCATTGTATGGATAGTTTGGATAGAAATAAGATGTTTTTTCTTTTTCATATTTACCAACATTTCTTAATATACCTTTAGCAATAATTGATTTATTTGTACCTCTATTTCCTCTTATTATTTTAAAAGAAGCAATGTTATCTTTTTGATCTTGTGTAAGATTGGAGTTTGAAATTAATGTTATTAAATTTGCAATATCAATATTAACACCTATTGGAAAAACAGCATTAGACGTTTGCATTTCTACATTATATTTTCCAGCAACTATTATAGGAACAGCACTTTCAAATACAGGACTAATTAATACATCAGGAAATTTATGATGTCTTATAGGTTGTTCAGAAAGATCTCCCCATAATTCTTGATTACAAGGATAGACATCTTCTGATTCCCAATATGCAAATTCACCATATTGATACACTCCTTTATATGTAGGATCATTAGGTACATAATTTGGATTAGTGCCAATAACACTTCCTGTATTATATATTTTCCAATATGGACTATATCCTGTTGTTCCTATATAATATTCAGGATTTCCTATAAAATCAGGATTTGTTGTAGGTACTGCAGGAAAATTTTCATTTTGATTCATAGCCCTTCCTGGAATATGAAAACCATCAGTTTGTTTACCGTTCTTTAAAAGAAACACTATCTCAAATGCATAAACCTCATCTCTAAGATAACCTCTTAAATTAGTGGCATTTAATTCATCAGCATAATCTTCTGTAGCAGGAATTTTATATGTTTGCCATTGAAGCTGAATTTGATTAGCAATTTGTTGATAATTAATTCTATCTATAGAGGTTAATTGATCCCATATTAATATATCCTGAACAGCTGTTACATCTTGTGCTATATCATAGTAAGGAAACTTTTCAAATATATCTGCAATTGCTAATCTAATTAATGTAACATTTTGACCAGTGTATGTAATTTGATTACTGGAATCACTAATAAAAAATGTTCCTACTAATTCTACAGAAGAAATATCATTTATTGTTTTAATTACAGCTAAATTATAATATTGAAAATACCCTGAAACATCAAGGTTTGCAATATCTATAACTATAGATCTATTTACAGGATAATTAAAATTTAATGTGACTATTTGTGTATTAGCTATAGGGGTGGGATTTGTGACAGAATAATAAGAAGTGTATCCATCACCAATGGCATTGCAATATTGTATTGCAAACTGGTAGGTACCAGCTATTAAATCACCTCCATTAATTACATCATTAATGGATAATTCAGGAATTTGAAAATTTGGTTGTATTTTTAATTGATTACAATCTAATTCTTTAGTGTAAGTAGGATCGCAAAGATCTGAATTAGGAGTGAGAATATAGGGAATATCCTCTATGTTTAAATATCTTCTTGAATTAAAACCATCTGTCCAATATATTTCTGTACTACAATTTGTAATTTTATGCACCACCTTGTGTATAGGATGGTTAATTTTAAAATTTAAACATTTAGCATTAACAAGAGTGTGATATATACAATCATTATTATCCATATATCCAATCTCACTATCTTCTGTATCAGAGTTACATAAGAAAAATATATGTTTACTTTGCTCATTAATAAAATGAGTTCCTATTAATCTATATTCTTTTGGAAAATTTAAACAAAGCTCATTACCAGGTTCATTTTGATAACTAATTGAATTAGCATCAAAGTTTTCTACACTAGCATTTAAGGCATACGTAAGTGTGCCTTTAGCAATTTGTGCTATAGAATTATCTAAATTAATCCCACCACTACTAGCAACATTATATCCTTGATTAATGTTACGTTCATCTCCATTAATTATTTTTTTGATTTTGTCTAATTCGTCTGCCATGCTATATATTAATTAATTACGTCTTCTACCACTCCTATTAGAACGATTAGGAAGTTCGTACATATTAAATCTATTAAGATCATTTTTAATCCTCCTTTGTTTTTCCCAAGGAGTTTGTTTTTTGATCTCTATATCTGCCATAATAAAGGCTTCTTCAGAAAGTTGTTTGTAGTAAGCTAATTTTTGACTAATTTGTTGAAAGGTTTCATCAGTCAATTGATTAGAGAGCATTTCAAATACTTTATATTTAATAAATGCTTCAACATATTCTCTTATACGAAAGTTATCAGGAATTAACTGATTTCCAATATCATCATATTCTGTAGCATAAAAAATCATATGTACAGTGCCACATCTAAAATTAGTAAAAAATTTATTATCTCTAATATCAAATGAATCAATACTAGAAGATCCTGGTGTAAATTGATTTGATGAAAAAGCTTGTTGTGAATTTTGCCAATCGTTGGTATAGTTTACATCACAATGTTTTCTTACAGATATATTACCAGGCTTAAGTAGATATTGATGTTCATATTGTATAGCAACAGAATTATTTGTTTTATATACAGCTTGAATTAAATCAGGCATACATGTACATGCATCAGGAGGACAACCACTATTACAAGGTGTACCTCCTATTGTAACAGGACTTATTTGAATAGTTGATTGTGTTGCTGCTTGAGAATAAAAAGAATTAGCAGATTGATATGGAAAGCCATTCACTGCTGTACACATCCATGCTTCTCTTACAGCATAAAAGTTATCTGGAAGACGACAGTTAAAGTTATCAATGTTTAAAATTTCTTCACTAATAATGTATGTTGTTCTTCCTAATTTTTTTAAGCATTTATCTAAATAAGTGGGAAATAAAAGATCATCAATAGCACCTGTATCAAAATAAGATTTTAATTCTTCTTTAACAGTGGAATATACTGGTTCAGGACTTATAAAGGCATATTTATAATAATAACTCATTTTTATATATTTATAAAATTTAAAATTTCCATTGACAATAAATATGTTGATATTTTTCGTCAGTTTTTAAATAATGGGAGAGGAGTCGTGATGTGGTTCTTGAAGGTTTGAAATACCACAAATTTGTATTTTTAAATCTTGCTGTTTTTTTAAACCAAGTCCATCCAAAAAAATAACCTTCTGTGTGATAATTAAAGTTGTATATAATTTTTCCTTTCTGTTTAGTTTTCTGCCAGTCAATGGGTAAGTTAATAAACTCTTTTCCCTCAATCACTTTTGTCTTATTTCTTTTCTTTTTATTTATAGAAAACTCTCCAAACCCATAAGGAAGTTTTGCTTTTTCTCCACTTTCTAAAATATATTCTCTAAATAAATCAATGTATAGATATACAATGTTTTTCCATTCATCAAATGATAATTTTGTAGATGTATTTTTTTTACAAAAATTAATATAATTTTCCTTACTGGCAGATCTCCAATCTATTTTAATTCTCATATTAATTTGTAGGTTTTGAATTAGGAGCTTGACTATCAACTCCATCATCTGTCATATCAGTTTTTAATCTAAAATATGTAGATAGTAACTTTTGAGAAGTGAGTTCTAACACTTGTTTTTCTAAATATCCAGGAAGAGCGAATTCCTTATCTAAAGGATTTATACATAATTGTTCAATACTAATTTGAGGAGTTCCACAATCACATTCTGAATATAAAACATCGTTAGGAACATCTTCTTCAAAAAGTGCAACAAGTCTTAATGCTTGTAGTAATGGATTACTTACATATAAATAATCATTGGATATCCAAAAATACTCTTCCTTTTTAATATAAGGAAGCTTTAATAGATTTATATATCTGTTAACAGTTATCTCTTTTATTTTCTTTCCTTTTCCTCCCATAGCATTTATAGAATAAACACCTTGAATAACATATTGATAATTTCCTTCAGAAATTCTTGGAAGTTTATGTTTTGTTCTTGCTATTGTACATTCATCAACATAATTACAACATTCTGATATAGGAACTTCTACCATTTCTAAACATGGAATGGTGGTGAATAAGGTGTCAGTTGCCCAAAGCTTTCTTAGGTTTGTTTCCCTTTTAATTAACATTAAAGAATTGTTTCTTATTTCAGAAAGAATTACTCTATCTGTTATTAAATTATCACTAGAAAGTAACTTGTGCATACCTCTAACATCACTAACTAATTTTCTTCCTGTTGCCATTATAAATACTGTTTAAATATATTTGTCATTCCCTGTTCCTTATCTATAAGGAAAGCAGTAACTTCTCCTTTAGAACATGTATGTCCATTTTTATCGTCCCAAAGACTTTTACTATTTGAAAATGCTGAAATTTGATAAAATTTAATTCCATGAAAATCATGAGACACTTCATGGTGTTTATCTCCTGTAAATATATAAAAATTGGAATGTGAAGACCAATCTTCTCTATATTCTATTGGAAACATTGCTGCAAGTTTTGAAGGTTTAATAGCATCACCATGATTAAACATCATAGCAGAATTACCATAACTTATATATTTTCTATATTTAGGAGATACATCAAATATAATTCTTGTTGTTTCTCTAAAATATGTTTGTAACCAATTCACCATATGCCATCCAACATATTCATCATGATTGCCTGGTACATACACTACATTAACATTTTTAGCATATTGTAATAACATTGTAATCATTAACACTTCATGGTTACATATGTATTCAAATGATTGTTGATATGTATGTGTATTAGTTTGAGGAGTGCCTTTAGTGGTCATTCCTGTAAACTCACTGTTAAACTCATCAGAACCAATTATATATGTTATGTTTTCTAAGTTGTTTGAAAGAACAGCTTGACTAGCAATCATTTCCACTTTATAAAGAATGTTAGATAGTCTTTCGTCTACATCATTGTTCCCTCCTATATCATATTTATTTAAATGAGAATCTTGTTTATTGATAATTAAAGAAGCATCATCTTTACGAAAATCAACTATTGGACTCATAATCTCTTGAGAGACAGGCTGGTATGATGCTAAAAATTCAACAAATGATTCTTGAAATAGTTGTTCTTCTTTTTTCTTTGCTAACCAAGCTTTCACTTGCCAATGTGGTGTAGAACTATTTCCCCAATAATTTTGAACATATTTAGTTATTTCCCACACACTTGTATCAATTCCACACTTTTCAATTAGTTCATCAATACTTTTAATTTCATCCTTGCTATTAATAATAATTTCTCCAACTCCTTTTATAAGATCTTCTTCAAACTTTACAACTTGTTTTTCTAATTCACTAATATACACTCCAGCCTCAGCATCATTTTGTACAGTTTCTCTATTTTTTAACTCATTTAATAATTCATCAATTTCAATTTCTGTAACACCAAGTTTTTCAGCATAAAACTTTTTACTTTTTTTCCACACTAATAGCTTTTCAAGTTGTTGTAATAATTGTTGATTTTCTGACATATATGGTTTAGTTTAGTTAAAATTAGTACAAAGATAGATATTTGTTTTATATTTACCAAATTAATTTAACTTATTTAATTATATTGTTTAATCAATGTAATTAGAGATTATATAAAAACTCCCCAAGTAAAAACTTAGGGAGATGCTCTGTAAACCAACAAACAGAACTTTTAATCTATTATAGAGGAACAGTGGTGGTTGTTGTTGTTGTTGTACTACTTGTTGTTGTGGTGGTTGATGGAGGACATGTTAACAATGTATCAGCTCCTATAACTCCTGTAAAGCTATCTATAGTATAAATATGAAATGTGTTTGGATTTAATATATAGTTAAATCCAGTAAGTGGTGTATTAAGTAATGAGTCTGTATAAACAGTTACTCCTGTTTCAATTCCTGCACCAAAAACTGTATAAACAGTAATAGGTGTTGTTATACATATATTATCACATTCTGTAGGACAATCAATTGTAACGCCCACTAAATATTCTGTAAATAAAGTAGAAGTATATATTTCACAGTCATTAGGTATTTCTACAGTGACAAGTGTTCCATCTATTGTTAATGTATCAGCATCTACATAATTTCCATATCCATCTATTGTAATAGTAATTCCTCTTTTCCAGCTTTGTACTATAGGAGACATTGGTGTATTTCCAAAAGAAGAAGCAGTGGATGATCCAGCTCCTACAATTATAGGATTTAACCAATCAACATAATCACCATCATCTGTTTCACCTGCACATTCTGTTCCACTTGTCCATCCTTCAACTGTAGCACTACTTACAATAATACTTGTAGAATAAATAGGATTGGATAATGTAAATTCAAAAAGACCACTTGTGTAATTATCAAACCTTAAAATTGATGTAGCAGGATTAGCTATAGTTGTTGTAGTGGTGGTAGTTAAAGTTAATGGAATATCTATATCATTTGTACAAATAGGATTATCAGATACCACTTTAATTATTGTAGTACCATCAGGAACAACTCCTGATATATAACCTGCAACTAGGTCAATTTTAGCAACTCCTACTTCAAACGCTGATGTATATCCATCTAAATTAGAATATAGATTAAATGGACCTGTATCAGTTCCAGCAATAGTTAATGTTATTAATATTGTCATTTTATTTTTATTTTAAGGACAAGGAACCAATGTATCAGTCATGGTTAGAAAAACAGCAGTATTGTTACTGTAATACCAGGCATATGGTTCATTAACCGAACACAAAGTATGAGTTCCTATAGATCCTGCATTAAAGGCAACTCCTCCACCAGTATTACCACTAGGACAATTACTTTGTTGTTCTCCACCAAAAGCATCAAATGTTGTAACCTCAAGTGGTTCAGGAACATTTATAGTGATTACAGCTCCTGTATTTCCTGTAGCATTTTCTACATCACCTCCTGTTACAGTGTATTCCCATAAAGTGGACACACACGCAGGAGGTATTGTGGTGGTGGTGGTTGTTGTTGTACTACTAGTCGTTGTACTAGATGTAGTGGTAGTTGTTGTTTCTTCTACAGGATGACATCCTGCTCCAATAGGATAGGCTAAAATGGCTACAGCATGGTCAAGAGAACCTTCACAAACACATATCTGTATAACTTGATCTCCTCCCATTTGGTAATCACTATATACTGCACCATAACAATCTGTCCAACCATAAAGTTGAGCAACAGATGTAGTGTTGATTAAAAGATATGTTACACAAGGATTACAAGTGAAAGGAAGAATTGTTGTTGTTGTGGTGGTGGTGGTGGTGGTAGAACATTGTGCCAGTACCTCACATATATAACTTTCACATAGAAATGTATCTATTTTTTGAATAACCACTGTAAGTGTATCACATGTGTTTATTCCAGAACAAGGAAGATTTGATCCTGAATATACAATATCATCAGTGGTTATTTTTGTTACACCACATGGATAGTTTGTATTACATCCTTTAGGATAGACTACTTTGGTTGAATAACACGGTGTTCCAGGATTACAAGACATTTATAATTAATTTATTTAAACTAAGGAATATACATTATATAATAACAAGCTAATACAGGTTGAATATTAGAATGTGAAAGACCTGTTCCTGTAGAACTAATCGTTGTGTTTGCTGTTAACGATGTGCTTCCTGTAGTAGAATTTAGAGGACCAAGATTATCAAGATCATTATCTCCACTCCAACCAGTAGTAGTTCGTGAACCTGTATTATAAGTGTGACTATGAGGATCAGGAGATATAACAGTTGTTGCACTATGTGTATGTGCAGGAATTTGATTTGTTGTAAGTGTTATTGTGTTAGTTCCATATATTTGATTTAATGTATAGTTTATGTTACCAGGGAATGCAGGATCTACATTTGGATTAAATGCACCACCACCAGTGACAGTGGTTACACCAACAGGTGTTCTTCCTCTTTTATCAGGAGTGCCATTAGCTCCATTACATAAATATATATATTGCCAACCAAGTCCAGTAATTCCAATTCCAGCTGCATCAAAGTTTGCTAAAGTTCCATAGTATTCTACCACTGTATAAGGAACCATTTTTTTATATTGTTCTGGAGTGGTAGGAATAGGAGCTATACAAGCATCAACAAGTGTGCATAAATCAGCAAGTTTTACATAATTAGTATTAACATCAAGCGTGAGTGCTGTTAATGCTACATCTATTAAACAAAGTTTTGTTATTACAGCTTGTAAAATAGCATGTGTTCCAGAAGTTGATGTAACACCAGTTAAACAACCCACTGTATAAGGAGCTTCAATAACTGCAATGTCTGCAACAATAATATCAATTTGTTCTTGAAGATCACAAGCAGCTTTAATTAAAGCATTGAATAAATCAACAGCTGTAATATCTCCACAATCAGGAAGATATTGTTGAACTAATGCACATATTATAGCAGGATCAATATCTGGTTTAATTCCTGTTCCATTTAATGTAGATGTAAGAAATTCAATCAATGCTTGTTCAACATATGATAGAGAATCTCCAGTTTGAATACCAAGAACAGGAACATTAACTCCTGTATATTTAACACATTGATCAGAAACAATTTCTGAACATCCATTATAACAATTTGAACAAGACATTTATTTTTATTTTTATTTGTGTATTAATAGTTTTACTCTACTTGCAATCATTTCTAATGAAATATCAGTGTTACAATAATTACCATAATCTATATTACAAGCTCTATATAATAGAATTCTTTTATAGTTTATGAGATCAAAAGTCACTTCGCTTTTTATAGAACGATTTAAAGAAAATACTGTATTATTATATAGATTATTTGCAAGTTCTGCCAACTTACAATTAATATCTGCAAGTAAAGCAGGAATACTAGAACAATCTACACAATTTGTAAGTTTGGGTAATAACATCTTTTATTCTTTTTGTGCCTTTAGTTAATGCAGCATTACAAGCTGCACAAAGGCCATTAATTAATTGACAGCCACAACCAAATTTTGCTCCACAATTACGACAATTTGCCATTTTAAGAAAAATTAATTATATAATTATTTCCAAAACATTGACAACCATTTCTCATAAAATTATTTAACATTTTACTTGCTTGGTTGTAAAGTTTATTTGATTCAATTATTGCACAGTTATTAGCTGCAGCAATTGCTCCTTGTATAAAGAAATATATACTAGTTAAATCCACCTTAGATTGAGTTTTAATAGCTCTATCACATTCCATCATATCTAATTGCATAAATGCATTATCAAACTTTTCTTGAAGTTGTTCTACACGAATAATTGTTCTCTCTACATAATTTATATATGAAGGAGTGACAGAATATCTTAAATAGTAAACACCATCAGGAAGAGGTAGTAGAGGCTGACCAACACTAGTTATACCAAGTGTTAAAGATGTAAAAACATTAAAATCATTAGGTATGAAAGGGAGAGTGATTTTTCCAAAACCTGGAACAGTTATTTCAATAGTGGGAGAAGAAACAATAGGAGAAACAGGATATGTAGAAACATCAGCAACACCTAATGTTAATACATTATATGTAGGAATTACTAATATGTCTAAATTTAAAGCTGCCATGTTATTTAAAATAAATATGCCAGAGGATTTTGAGATTTAATCCTCTTTCCCTCTGGCATAGGTTATATGATATTATTTATACCTCTTACTTATTAAGGAATCAAAGTGGTAGTTGTTGATGTACTTGGCCACACGGTTGTTGTGGTTGATGTAGTTGTTACACATGTATTATCAAAACTTATTGTACCTAAAGCAGCATTTAGTATAGCACTAACAGTAGTTTCAGCACCAGATCCTGCTTCAACAGCAATTATTACCGTTGAATCTTCCATAATGTAATCACCCCACTGATATGCAGACTTATCATACTCATTAAATCTAATATAAAAAGTATCATATGTAGTACCAGAACTAACCCAACTTTCAAAGTTTTCATTATATCCAACCATTCTGTATAAATGTTTCAAATATCCAGCTTGATAAGAATAAAAGTTTTTCTCTAATTGAGCAATCTCTGCAGATGTACCTGTAGCATAAGATGCACGTTGTATAACTACAGCATCAGCAACAGTGTTACAATTATCAGCAACAATAAAGTCAGCTGTAGTAGCAGGCCCACTATATACAAATGTACGGAAATACATTCTGTCATATTCGAAAGGAAATGCTGCAACATCACAAGGTTGACCATAAGCAGTTAAAGGCTTACCAGTTATACGCAAGATGGCACTAGCATCATTACCAATTCTTTGAAATTGATAAAAAGTGTTAAATGAAATATTATCAGGATTGTTACCAGGAGCTTGAAGTTCCAGTTGGAAAATAAACTTGTCAATCAAAGCAGGAACATCCACATCAGTACATGGATCACCACCACAATCACAACAAGGTGCTTGAACAGTTACACTACGAGTGAAACCATTAAAATACAATGTGTCAATGTAAGAAGAGTGTGCACGTAAAGTTAATGTTACAACATCACCACATTGTACAGTCCAGTTATCAACATCTGTCACTTGAGTGGCAGGGGTAGGACAACCAGCAACTTTATAAAGTTCTGTTACATTTGAACTACATCCAGATCCAGAAGGACATCCTTTAATCTTATCAGATCTTTTAGATCCTTGAAGATAAGTATTCACTCGTCCTTGTGCTACGTAAAAATAAGGAGATGCTGCAATATTACCTGCAGTTGCAACAGTGTAATCGCTTCTGAAGAATCCTACTTCTCCAGCTGAAAGGTCTTGCGTAGAACCGCTATTGGCAATTGAAGTACCAACAGGAACCACGAAGAGGGTTGTTAATGAAAAATCGGCCATTTTGTTATATATTTAAATGTTAAAAATTATTCGTTTGTTTGAATTCTATATGTTGCACTTTGAACAGCACTTGAATTTTCTGTATACATTGCTAGGTTTTGAACTGTTAAATCAAGAAGTTCATCTTCTAAGTATAATTCTAATTCACAATCTTGATCAAATGATGGCTGACCATCTAACATTATATATCCATCTTTATTAATGTACTGAGGATATCTCATATACATTATATTAATTGTTTTTGGTATAAATGTACCATCAGTGAATATACTTATTTCATCAGAAGAAAGAAAGTTAAATGTTTCTTGATATTCAAAAGAAGGTTTGTAATGTGTATTATTCAGAATAAACTGAAGATCGCTATGTTTAGCAAGATCTCTGTTAATCCAAATCTTTCTATCTTTACATCTTCCTTTATCAGCCACTATATAACTATCTACATAGAACATGTATTTAGGAACTAATTGATGAATATTTGCACGCCATTGATTTAATTCTACATTTAATAATGTTAAATCTAATGGTTGATTATTATAATTAATCACTAAACTCTGTAAGTCTTCATAACGCTTTTTAAATGCGTCCATGCCAAGACCAGAATTTGTACTTTGACCATCAACCTTTTGTTTTATAAGCTTAATCTGAGCTTCATTTAAAGCTAGGATTTTATCTTCTAGTTGAATCTGTTGATGTTCATTGCTTGATAGTTTATTTAGTTTCTGATCTATTTTATATAATAAACTGTCTACAGGTATCATGTTATTATTTTAAAACTATCTCCTTACATAGCAGCTAGTTTCTTAGTTTTTAATTTTTGTTCAAGAGTGATTAGTTCATCTTGGTTATCTTCATCAGCTAGAAACTTTACTAAATCTTCTTCATCTTTAGCAACTTCAAAATCTCCTTCATAAACTCTACCGTTAGGTTTTTGTCTATATACTGAATGTGTAATTGATTGTTTTACAAGATCTTTGATATGTAATATGTTTTCTTTCATATCAGCAAATCTACCAAACACTTCAACAGGATTTAATCCTTGGTATTTACCATTTTTAAATTCAGTTTGCTTAAGAGCATTATCAACTAAATTATATACTAATTCTTCTTTACTATTATCTGTTACAGGAAGTCCTAATAATCTTGCCACTTTTCTTTTCTTCTCAGGAGACATTGAATCAAACTTAACAATTGCTTTATTAATAAGTTGTTTCTTTTTAAAGATCACCTTATTTTCAATCTCATCATCTGCTACATAAAATTGTGAATCTGCTGGGTATTCACCTCTCTCCCATGCTTGATAGCTAGAAGCAATTGTAGGATGAACTCTTAACCATGAAAAAGCTAATTCTTGTAAAGGATTGCCTAAATCAAAATAATTATCACCATCCATTAGTTTTACAGATTGTACATGTAGTACATCTTCTGTTGATGTTGAAAGTCCGTAGTTCCAAAATGGAGAACGAGATCCTAAGTTTACATCTCCTAAGGCAGATTCTAGTTTTGTTTTAAGTTCTGATACACGTTCTATTTCTAGTTCTTTTTCAGTAGGATCTTGAATTCTTTTAATATAAGCAGCATTCACATCAAGACCTGTTCTATATTGACCATCTAATTCCTTGTAAGGATATTTAAATACCCCTGTTCCAGGAATTCTTGTCATACCTTTTTGTGCAAGACCAGCATCCATTGTTTGCAATTGCGAATTACTATACTCTTTCCTAATTGTAGAGATTTTTCCTATTCTAGCCATATGTAGTTGTTTTTATTTGGTTTATTTGCAGATGGTTTCCATCGAAGGAAACACAATGAAGCATAAAGCCTATCTGTCCATCTGTGTAGAAGACTCCCCCACTTGGAGGTGGGGGGAAAGTCTTCTGGTTTTTTTATGCAAAACACCATTGGTGTCAGTCTAAGAACACTCTTCTTAGAGAGGCATTATTAGAATTGAGGAATCTCTTCGATCAATACTGTTCTAGATAAATCTTCAATGAATACATCACAACGATCTTTCATCCAAATTTCATATCCTGGGAATTTATTAGCACTAGACATACCTTGAGATTTAGCAAAACCTAAGTGATGACGAGTTCCATCGATATAACCCCAAGTCATAGAAGGAGCACCTTTCATTCTCACTTCTCTAATATTATTAATCATTGAACCATCGCTCATAGGACTAACATCAAATACCATAAATACAGGTGTAGATTTCTTATTTTGACCAAATTCCAAATTTGTTTGTGGAAGATCTAGTTCTTTTAAATGAACAAGTTCAACACGACCAGTCTCACGTGTAACCATTGCATCAAATGCAAAGTTGTAAGTGATGTGTTGTCCTTCGCCTTGCATGTAACGATTACCAGAATCAGCCATGAAAGTAAGACCACTATTTAAAGCATCAGTCTTCAAAGCTTGTTGGAATACATCAAATCCAGCTTCATTGGTATACATTTTAACTCTACGATCCTTAACATCCACCCTACGATAGAATAAGTCACCAAACACAGAACGAATCAAGTTTGCAGTGAATTCTCCACGGTTGTATTGAACTAAGTTACCGTTATTTCTCATTCTGTGGTAAACACCAGCAGAAGTTCTTTTTAATTCTTGCTTAGAACCATTAGTCTTAACTGTACCAGGCTTAGCCCAGATCATACGCTTAACTTTTAATTCTAACATAGACTTACGCATCCAGAACTCAATAAATGGTTCCCATTTAACATCATTACGAGTTAAAGGTAATTGGTTACGTCTTTGAGGAGCATACACTAAGATATCTAAAGGTTTGCCAGAAGCATCTCTCATCATCTTATCATCAGCCCACTCAGTGATTTTGTGCTCATAACCATATGCAGAACCTAAAGATTCAAACATTGTGATTTGCTCACCTAATCTTGGAAGACCTAAAAGATCTTGATCAAATTCACCAATAGCAGCATCAACTAATTCTAGTTCAATACCTGTATTTAAGAAAGTGCTAGATACAAAATCTACAGTTGGGTTATCAGTTACTAATGTAAAAGAATAAAGAAATCCCATGTTCCAAGGTTGAGGATCTTTCACTACATAAAAACGAGGACCATATTGACGACTTCCTACAGAAACAATAGCGTTCTTAGAAAATTCATTAGTGTCCAATACAAGAGAAAACTCTTGACCATCAATACCAGGCTTGCTCAACGCTAAGGTTGAATCTGGAACATCAATGATTTTAGGAAATTTATAAGGAACTTGTACTTGCCATTTCCATGCATCGCTATTATTGTCGATATAGAAAGGAGTACTCTTATTTATCATGTCTAAAAAGTCATTACTATACAAAGAACTTTGTGTGTATAAACTTATGATTTTTTTATCATAGTCAGCAGGTTCTGTAGAGTGAAAGCTCTCTAAGTGATTTGAGTCAGTAAGTTTACCTACAGCACGTTTGTCCATAGAAGCGACCCTAGCATAGGTAAAACCAGTAAGACCTGGGATTGTTTGAATTGCCATTTTGTTATTCTTTTAATTTTTGTTATGAATTAGTTATAAAAACCATGAATTAGATTTGTTTGAACCACTTGATGATTTTGTTCCTTCTTTTGTAACTTGTCTTGCCACTTCACTAAATAAAATGTCAGACTTTTTACTTATTCCACTTTTTTGAATAGTGGATAGAGTGGGATCTTTTTCTAAGATTTTAAGGAGAAGACCTAGTTTCACTTTTTTCTCATGATTCTCAGGTCTTTTTAATTCTAGAATAGTACGATCAAATTCAGTGATTTGTTCACCTGAAGATGTTTTATACTTATCTGTTATTAAAAAATCTTGTAGTTCGTTTATTAACTTTGGATTGATGGGAATACCATCAAATTCTTTTGTCTTTAGTTTTTCTTGCAAAATATGATTTACATTATTTGCATATTCACTTTTAATAGCTTGTTTCTGTTGAAGCAATTGTTGAGAATGTTGCTCTATTTGTTGAAGTTTTACAGCTTCTTTTTTGATTAACACCTTGTGGTGTTTTGCTGCAACGGTTTCAAGATCACCGTAGTTTTTTAATCTTTCTATCTCTGTTTCAACATCTTCTGGTTCAAATCCTTGATCATTCAATGCTTGTTTTAAAACATGTATTTGATTTGACTCATTGGATAGATCTAGTTCAGCAAAACTTGTTATACTATTATATGCACCAAAATATTCCTTAGGATTAACTCCTTTTACATATATGGCTTCAAATGCTTGTTGATAATCTTCTCCAAATTGACTAATGAATGTGTTCACCACATCTATAGCACCTTTTCTTTTTTCTTCTTGAAATCTTTCAAGAAACTCCTCAGGAGTGTTAATTGGTAAAGCTTCTTCATCATCATCCTTAGAAAAGACACCTAATTTATATAGGTCGTTAGAAAGAGCACTAAATCTGCTAATTTCTTTTTCTTCAGGTTCATCAGTGGAAGAACTTGATTCAACAACAGTGGAAGGTTTTACTTCTTTATCTTCTTCTACTTCCTCTTCATCAACATCTAATAAGAAGTCAGTTAAAGATTTTTTATCATTCTCTGCTTCATCTTTTTTTTCAACATTAGCTTCATTTATAGTTTCACCTATAGATTTAGCAGTTTTTTTAGTTTTAGTAGGAGCAGGTTCTTCTGTTATATCCTGAATATCATCAGGACTACTTGTTGATGTTTCTGGGGACATTAAGTCATTCAATAGTTCAGAATTTCCCATTCCCATTTCCATGGTATTTTCAATACTAAAATTACCAAATGATTTATCATTATCTAAGTTTTCAGCCATATGTAGTTGTATTTGGTTGGTTATGAATGTAAAAGTAAATTATATATATGTTATTACAAAGAGATGATTGATTATATGTTTCAATTTTTGTTGTAATATAGCATTAATATATTTTTGTTTAATCAAGTTTGTTTAAAAAACTATCATTTATTAATCTATAACTTTTAATTGGAGCTAGATCAGTGAGAGTGACTTGTTGTATTTCAACTCCCCACTTCTTTGCTTCCACTCTAACTTTCTTTGTAAGAAGATTATCTAGTTCTGGATCTATGCATTTTTCTGCAGGAAGTGATATTATTATGTTTTTTATTATACTTAAAGTCATATCTGATAGAGCATCTTGAGCATCATACACTTCTAATAAAAATATTTTAACATCAGTGATTCTATATTTGATTACACCTTTCACCACAAAGTTCTGTTTATCAAGAGTATATAATGATTGAGCTGGAAGGCTAAGGGTGGTCACTACAACATGTTGATTAATAATTTCATCTACAAAAGGTATTTTGAAATGAACTCCTGGGTATAACACTTTTTTAAATTTGCCAAAACTTAACCTAACACCTTCTTCGTATGAAGGAATTATTACAATTGGCATGATTTTATCCATCCAATTTATTACAAGTTCTACTAGTTTATCAAACATTATTTAGATTTTTTGTTTCTGCCTTTTGCGTTCTCTTTTGCTACAGCAAGATCATTGGCTTGATTTTCTCTATCCACTTGAAGCTTCTCTCTCTCAATAGCTATTTTTTCAGAAGCTTGTTTATTTTTAGAATTAATCTCCACCATCTTCAATTGGTAGTCTTTTGTAGCTTTATTTTGTTCATTTGTTAATTTACTCATTTCTAATACATCAGGAATAGTGTTAGAATTTTCATCTTCACTTGGTACATTACCATATCCTGTAGCAGAAATAATAGCAATCTTTTCTTTAGAAAGTCTATCAAGTTCTTTTTGATAATCATCATGTGCCATCTTTTGTTCTGCTATTTGCTGTACCTGTTGTAATTGTGCTTGAGCTTGTTCTTGTTGAGCTTTCATTTGTTCTTCTTGCATCACTTGTTGTCTCTCTTGCATTTGGTCTTGCTTCACTTTTAAATCTTTAAACACCTTCTTCATTTGTCTTACACTATTGGTTGAATATAATTCAATAATGTCATATAAAGATCCACCGTTCTGAAGAACTGCTTGAGATAAAGATCTAATTTCTTGAAACATTCTTTGATCTTCTGGTCTATTAGTAAGAAACACCTTAAGATCTCTAAATTTAAGATCTGATCCATTCACTTTAACAAAGGCAGATTCTCCTGTATTTGTAATATATGAAAGGGTGGATTCTGGTTTTTGAGATTCTACATATAAAGCAGCATCAATTATTGCTTGAAATAATTGACCTAATATATATTCATGAGCTACAAACAAAGGTTCTGTTTGAGAATATGATTGTGAAATAGCTGCATTAGTACCTGTTGCTGATTCACTAGCAGATATAGATCCAAGTCTTTGTCTTGACATACCTATTAGTTCCCAACACTCATTCTTTAAAGTTTGTGCTAATGTATAACGAGATTGTATTTCTTGTGTACGTGTAAGATCAATATCTCTAAATTGATTAAACGAACTAGGACTTTTTAAATTCTCAGGGGAGTCATCTATAAACATCACTCCTCTATTACGTGCCTCCATTTCCCAAACATCTAATGCATCTTGTGCATCTCCATCCTTAGGGATAGGAATATGTCTTATAGATGTAAGATACACCTTACCCACCTCTTTCTCAAGAAGCTTATATAATTGGTTCATACATACATTATAAAGCACCTGAAAGGGTTTCATAAGATCTACTAAGGATTTAGCCTCTGTATTCTTTATCTCATGAATTAGCCCTATAATAGGACAATAGTTTAAAAGCTTATAAGGCTTAATAAAATAGATGTCTGGACCAATTTTAATTCCTTGATACCATTGATTAATCCATCCCCATTCTAAAGACTCTTGTGTTGGTAATGTACCTGATTTATAATTTTCATCAACAAGTGTTGATTGTTGATTGCCCATTTCATCTATATAGATGAGTTTACCAATTTTCTTTTTAGAAATCCAATAAGCACGAACAACAACATATTTATATCCAAAAGAAGAAACATTAGATGTAAGTCCTAAAAAGTCTTTTAGTCCATCATCATTATCTTTCATTTCTGATTCAATAATCATTCTTGTTTGTAGAACAAGAGGATCGTATGTATCGTATTGCACTGAGTCAATACCAGGTGTTGCATCTGGATTACCTAGATTAGATTCACGTACGTTGATTAATCCATAGTCTTGTAATGAACTTCTTAGGTGATCAATCTCTTCTTTAGTTATATCAGGAATACTTTCAATTATTTCTGACAGTTCCATAACTTGCACAGTACCAGCAGCATACGCTCCTTGTGCTCTTCCTGTTGGATCAGAT